AGATTAAGACTGTATTTCCAACAGTTGCAGATAAAATGGATCAAATGACAACTTGTTCAGGTAATAATAGATATCCGACTACAATGCGTGACGGATCAGAAGATCAGCAGATTGGCCCAACTGAAGACAGCGATGGGTACTATAAGCACTATGAGATCATTGACCGTTATGAAAAAGTAAAACTTCCATATTTTCATATTCTCGATTCTCTCACGGGAGAAGAGAACATTATGAATGAAAAGGGTTTTGAAGAATTTGCTCAAGAACCCGCTATGTTTATGGAAACAGTAGAAGGCGTAAAGCCAGTAACTGAAGATAGGGCTGTAATGGAACTTCTTCAAATATATGAGTCTACTGGTGGTGTATATCACATGATGCAAGATCCAGTAACGGGTCAGCCTACGATAATGCCGGGAGAGGAACATGAGGGTGCGATTCCCGGTAGCACCACAAGGCTTACGCCAGTCACTAATACGGAGATGATCGATGAAGGCGTGATTGTCTTAAATCAGGTTATAGTTGACAGGATTAAGCGTGTATTATCAATAGGAGGTCTTTTAGTTGATCATTCTATTATGGACATAGATGATTATCCAATTGTGCCGCTTATGAACCGTCATAATAGAAATCCTTATCCAATGAGCGATGTCCGCTTTGTAAAACCTATACAGGAATATATTAATAAGCTAACATCTCTGATTATAGCGCATGCCTCAAGTTCTACTAATACTAAACTGTTAATACCTCGTGGTTCAATGGATAGAAAGCAATTGGAGGAAGAGTGGAGCAGAGCCGGTACGGGGGTCATTGAATACGATCCTGAATTAGGTCAGCCAATAGTTGCGGGACCGATACCTTTGCCAAATGAATTATATAGAAATAAAGAAGATGCGAAAACAAGTATTTACCAGATATTAGGTATACATCCTTTATCTCAGGGCGATCCCAGCGCAGCACCTCAAACTTATAAAGGTACAGTTGCGATTGATGAATATGCTCAACGAAGAATAAAATCCAAATTAGATGATATAGATGAGATGTTGAATCAAGTGGGGCGAATTGTTGTTCAGCTTATACAGCAGACATATACGGATGAAAAAGTAATTAAACTTATGCAACCAGACGGCAGAACAAGCGAAGCTCTTTTAAACAGACCGGTATTTGATGATTTTACTGGAGAGATCGTTGGCAGGATAAATGATATCACTATTGGCAAATACGACCTTATTGTGGTCAGCGGTTCTACCTTACCGTCAAATCGCTGGGCAAGGTTTGATTATTATATGACTTTATATGAAAAGGGTATTATTGATCAAGTAGAGGTACTCCAGCAAACAGAAGTAGCTGATACTGAAGGTGTGCTTGAAAGAACTGCAATTATTGGCCAACAACAGCAAATGATATCACAATTGCAGGAAGAATTGAAAAAAATTAAAGGTGATCTGCAAACATCAGAACGTGAAAGCGTACATGACAAAAAGCGGGTTGAAATAGAAAAATTTAAGCGTCAGTTGGGAAGGGCAAACGACAAAACAGCCAAAGCGGTTGAATTGTTTGAAGCTCGATTAAACGATCAACTGAAAATAGAACGGGAAACGGAAGCTGAAAACCAAACACCGGTTGCTGTTAGTTAGACAAATCGGAAGGAGATAGCATGGAAGAACAAGTACAAGACATCGTTGCTGAGGAAACTACAAACGATGGCACAGTTGAAACAACTGATGCATTAGAGCCATTTGATCCCAACCTCAATCCAGAGGGCGGGATGTATGTGGCAGAAGAAGAGGTTGCGGATTCGCAACCTGTAGCGGAAACTGGGGAATCTCAGGAACAACGCTACGAATATTGGCAGAGTAAATATGACCAAAAGGCGAGTGACTACAATAGAATGGAACAACGAATGAAGGAACTTGAGAATGTGGAGCCGATTGCAAAGCATATCAATGAAAATCCCTGGATTCTTGACAACGTTGCAAGATCACTCTCTGGTGATGCCCCTGCGGTTACCGGTAAAACCGAATCGCAAGGATTCCCAAAGAAACCCGAACGTCCTAGTAAACCGTCCAATTATGATCCATCAGAAGCTTACATGGATCCTGATTCAACAAGTTTCAAATATCGCGACTCACTCGATAATTACCGTGAAGACTTGGTTTCATATCAAGAAGACATGGAGTCATATCGGGTTACAGAAGCAGATAAGCAGTATCAACTGCAGGAGAAACGGCAACAGGAAGCAATGGTGCATCAACAGCGCCAAGCTATGCAGGTAAATTTGAGAGAGAACTATGGGTATACCCCCGAAAGAGCGGATAATTTTATTCAATATTATTCATCTCCTGATAGTATTTCACTTGAAAATTTAGTTGCCCTGGATAGACTCAGGAATGCTCCAAGTACAGCGGAGGTGGATACGAGGCAGAAAGCAGAGATGATGAAAAATCGACAGGGCAGGGCTACGGTTCCCCCGCCAGCAAGTGTTGGAGGAGGAGAAAATCAACCCCAGTATTCTGAAGAGGATTACTTTAATCTCGGCTTGATGCGAAATAAACGAGTTTAACTAACGAACCCAAAAAGGGTTCAGGAGGGTAACAAACATGGCTAGTAATGCCAAAAATCTCACTTCAAGTGGGGTTCTATATACGGATAGACGAGATTTTTACATTCGTCCAAACGTAGTTAAAGAGCTATGGACTGATGTTTCGCCTTTTACAACTGTGATTGCCAATCAAAATACTGTTTCAGGTATGGCTGATCCGCAGTTTAAAATGTTCGAGCATCGTAATCCATGGGTAAAACAATACTTTCAAACAGGCACAGCAGTAGCTAGTGCAGTTGATAATGCCGCTGATACTTGGGTTGTAAAATCTGGTACACCAGTTGGTATGGAAGGTGAAGGCGGTAATTACGCATACAACAGTTGGATTGGACTAACCTGTGAAGTTTGGGACGGGCTTACTCCCGGTTCTACTAAACAAGGTGTAGTTCTGATTACTGCGGTAGCCAGTAGTGGTGCAAGTGCAAACTTCAGCGTAAAGAATATGAATGATACTGGTACTATTACAAGTGCTGACGGTTCATATTTGATAGTTGTTGGTAGCGCATACGGTGAAGGTACCGTAGCCGGGACCGCATGGGCAGATGAACTGTCAGTAGTCTATAACCAATGTCAGATATTCAAAACACCATTGGAGATAACAGGAACTATCCTGCAGGCTGCATTACGTGGTGAATCATCTGAATTGGCTAGACTTCGTGATCAGAAATCACAGGAACATAAGATTCAGAAAGAACGCGCATTCTTATTTGGTCGCTCACCGATCAATATTACTGGCGCTTTCTCTGATGATGACCTTACAGATGCGAATAGTAATCAAGTTCGTGCAACAATGGGTATTATTCCTGCAATTGAAAAGCATGGTGATTCTTCAGGTGCTGACCAGAGTCGCTTTTCTATAACCGAAGCTAGTTATAGTTATGGCGATTTCGTGGACGATATGGAAAAAGTATTCCAGTATGTTCCTGAGGCGGGTGTGAAACGTGCTTTTTGTGGTGCAGGTGCTTTGAGTTACTGGTCTAAGATGGCTGGTTCTTCAGGTATGGCAGGCAACTCTGGTTGGACAGTAAACCTTGGCGACATGAAACGTGACGCTCTTGGTTTTAACTACAGAGTTCTTGAGACACCTCACGGTGCGTTGCAGTTGATTCCAACTCCGGCTCTACGACAAACATATAACAAAACTATGCTTGTTGTATCGGATGAGAATCTGTTCCATGCTCAATACAGGGCGCCAAAGTTCCAAGCTAACATCTTAACAGATGATGCTTACGATGGCGTTAAGGATCAGTATTTTTCTGATGAAGGTATTGGCGTATCACTCATTGAGAGTCACAAACTGTTTGAAATTAGTTAAGGGAGGTTAATTATGGCTAGACCTTATCTAGGTGGATCAAGCGCAGGTATAAAAACAGTTAGCTCTGATGCAACACTGTCTCCTGCTGATTCTGGGAAAACTATCCTTATGGGTACGAATGGAGTAGACATAACTCTTCCTTCTGCCGCAAAGGGCTTGGAGTTTCAGATTATCCAGACAGGCGACTATGATACTGCAGTATGTACGGTTGTTCAGGCTGCCGCTACTGAGGATTTTTATGGAGCCGTTTATGGCTCTACTCAGGGTGAAAGTGCTGGAACAGATGCTGATGTAGCAGGGGCTGCTAATACTAAAGTGCAATTTGGCTCTGCTTCTTTAAAAGGAGACAGGGTTAGATTGGTTTCTGATGGAACTGGTTGGTATGCTGAAGCTTTTGCTCAGAACTATGCTGGAATATCCTTCGAAAACTAAAACAAATAACAATGGGGGAGTTTCGGCTCCCCCAGCGTTGTAAAGAATTATGACACAAAAACAATTAATAGAACTCGTTAAGCAACATCATCCTGAATTGGGTGAAACACAGATACGTTTATATCTGAATCGCGCATTGGATGAGTTCTGTAGAAAAACGCGGATTTTGGCTCAGTTGTATACATTTCCAACTGTTTCAAATCAACGATACTATAACCTTGACGATGCTATATCAGAAGTCACTAGAGTTGACTATGATAATTATGAGATCCCGAGGTTAACTACGCCACCTGAAAAAATGGATACTACATAATGGCTGATGACGCTAGAACAAGTGCTTTAAAGCATGTATGGTGGATAGAGCGCGATGCAATAGCAATCGCAAAAAGTTCAGCTACGGATACTACTACAAACTATGTATCAGTATCTGAAGTAAAAACAGTAAACGTCCATGCTGTAAAACTGGACGAAGATTTTGTAGCAACTGGATCCGGTATTACAATGACCGAATCTCCAGCTATTCCTGCAGAATTTCATGAGGCATTAGCAAGTTACGCTATTGCAAAGGGGTATGAGTTAAAACCC